CTAACCGTCAGTCTCCTTCCCGATAAGGTTTCCGGCAAGCTTAATTGTCGGCAAACCCGAGACGACGAATCCGAGATCTATCCCCCGATAACGCAACCCGATAACAGTGTCTGATTCGTACTCGACCGAGTAACCGGCCTGCTCCAAATCGCGAAATGAAACCAACCGGATAGGCTGACCGTTCTGCGTGATCATGACGTATCCATTCAGATAGTCGGACTGGCCGTCTCGCTTGCGGTACATAAGAGCCGCAAGATGGAAGCCGTAGCCGTGATATGGGTGCGTCTGTTTGTCCGGACCTCGGGGCGCTGGTGGCGCTTGTGGCTGCGGTGAAACGTCAGGAACTGGGCTGGTGATAGCGGAGACAACAGGCGCGACATAAATCGGATCGAGTGCAACCGGGGGCGAATCTTCTTTTCCCATGTAGCCGGTGATGTAGACAACCATCCCGAGGAACAGCAGCAGGCAGATCGCCGCCCCCTTGAATGGCCATCGCTTCCAGATCGGCACAATGTCATTTGCCAAGGCCTCACTGGCAAAGCCCGTGGTTTTCGTGTGCGACTTGTAGAGCGGAAAAAACTTGCCCTCGTATTCGCGGACAGTCGTATTAACCACCTCACCGCGCAAACCGTCCTGGACCTTGCGGATATAGCGGTCATTAGAGCCGAACGCCGTGGCTTTTTTGCAGCGATAGACAAGCTGCACAGCATCACGAATCGCTTGATTGATCTTGCCGTATGACTGCGTGATCAGCAGCACATCTGCGACCTCATGCCGGTGCTCTGCGAACCATTCCTCGACCTGAACCGGCGTACCGAGACGGGGCAAAGACTTGTGACATTCGTCAATTATATACAGCGGGCCAATGCCGGTTTCGGGGTGACGCCAAGGATCGCCATAATCGGAGAGCTGGGAAAAGGCGTGTATGGTCCTGCCCTCAATAACCCGAGGCCTGCGGATCTCGATCAGGCGACTAGCACCCGGAAAATAGTGGTCCCACATATCGAGCCGAAGCGGCAAGTTCGTGATCACCTTCCTGCCCTGCTCAACAACAGCGGGAATCACATGGAACGCCACTGATTCGTAACTTTTGCCGCCGCCTGGCTGGCCCAACATGAGATTGATCATTACGAACCCCAGCGCACAAACGGGATGGTTTGCAGGATGAAACGGACAACCAGGGCGGCGACGATCATGGAAATAGCCTGGGGCACGCCGATATAGCCCATTAATTGCCCGACCTCTGGCGGAATCATCGCGTAGTAAACCTGCGGATCAAACGGAATTGAAATCGCAGACAACGCACCCGAGGCGATACCAAGAAGTGAATCGAAGACCCAGACAAATGCGTCCGTAACAAGGTTCCAGATATCTTCAAAAATCTGGAGGAAGACCGCCAGAAACCATTGCGCAAAGCCTGCAATTTTGGCGAGCAAAGCGGTGAAGAAACTAAATATTCCCGACATATCAGCCCCCGAAAATCAAAGCACGGCAAAGGAACGCAGCAGATACGAGCAAAACGACTTTGATAAAATCGAAAACCCAGCAGAGGGACTGGAATTCATGAATTCCAAAACTCGCCCACGATGCAATGTTTATGTTCATAGACCAACCGGGACAACTACCGGAAAAAGACGGAATGAATGACGACAGAAAGCCCATAAATGCGCTGTCTTCAAATTCAGCTTTTCGGGCGTTCCATGCGCCCTGCAATCCGTCTGGGTACTTCTGCTGATAAAACGGTTCTATCTCAGGAAACGGCGTATCGGTAAAAGTGCCCTCAAAATCGGGTTGTTCGTCCGGCGTTGCACCGACTACCGGGCCACTATCAACAGTTGTATCCGTCGTTGTATTGCCATCGGGATCGGTTGTGGTTGTTGTGGTGCGGTCACGGACAACTACGCCATCTGGGTTTGAGTAATCAAGATCGTGCTGAGTGTCTTTAGTTGTGGTCGTGCTTCCGTTGGGACCTGTGCTAGTTGTTGTCGTCTTAGGGCCTTGGGCACTCGATGGACCATCTAATGTCGGGTCGCTGGTATAAGACCCCATACATGGGCCATTACCTGAACAGATATCAAACCAAAAATCCCGAACCGCATCGGGGGACGGATCGGACGCAGGAATAGCGGACTCTAGAGCATCCCACTCTAGAGGCCCAAAAGGAACAGTCGGGGATGAATTATTGCACTGACCATTGGTGACACCATGTGGACAGTGAGCTTGGAGAAGGAATGTACCAACTAGGGTTTGAGAAATAACAGTAGTTGCGGACCTCATTTCTCCAAAGCACTCGAAATTTTCACCGGAGGCAACAATCACACCCCAATAAGCTGCATTCTGGCCCGCAGCGAGCACACGACAACGAGTAGCAAGGCGTGATCCCGGAACAAGCTCAGTTGATCTACTCCACTTATAAATGCTTTCAGGATCGGCTTCGCTGGCAAGTATAAGCTCACCCTCATGAACCTGCGCGCCCGGTATAAGAGCTAGTGCCCCACCAATAACGGCGCTGCCGATCAACTTGGGCGGGCTGGAGCTTTTAAGAACGGTAACAGCACCACGAGCCAATGCGCCGACGCTGAGACTTGCGCCGCGAGTGACAGGCACGATAGTACCGCCGCCGAGGGAAAGACTAAGTTGGGACTTTAACATCATGACGCCGAGCTGCTGGGAGCGCTGGACGGTCAGACCTGACGGCATCACACCAGACGGACCAGCAGCGAGAGCGCGAGCGATACCAGGTACAGGATGGAGCTTTGCGGCTTGCGCATGAGAAGCCGTGACGAACGTCAGCAGCAGGATCAAAAACGTTGTTGTGTACCGAGTATAAATGCCCATCCGCCAATGACCCCGCCCATAAAGATCAGCGAATACGCGAGCATCGCCAGATCAGTTGCCGTTATTGCTATTTGTTGTTCCATAAATAACGAAGGGGAGTTTCCTCCCCTCCCCTCAGGCCAATTAGGCCTTTTTCACGCCGCGCTTGCCCAGGTCGATGCCCTTGAACGCCATGGTGATACCGATAATCAGCACGCCGGTGGCAACAACCCAGGCAGTAACTTCGCCCAGATCAACAGATGCGAAAATCTCAGTCATTTTGAAACTCCTTACAGTTTTTTAATGACGCCGATACCGACGCCAATGGTTATTCCCATGGTCCAAAGTCCGACCGTGAGAAAAAAGCCAGCGGAAAACACCGTTGATACACATTCAATTGTCAGTGCTGCGGTGCATTCCACTGGTTATTACTCCGCTGAATCAGTATTGCAATATTCACACAGATAATCAGAGTAGTTCTCTGGCAATGTAGACTCGAAATCGTCTTCATTAAGAGACTCGAACTCTTCTCCGCATTCATCGCAAACGAGATACATTAGTTAGCGCCTGCAACTTTCGGAGCAGCTACAGGGGCTGGCTGCGAAATGCGGCGGGCTTGGCGCGGGTCGATATCGAAGCTGACCCGATCATCTTTGATCGAACAAACAATATCGCACTCGTAATGACCGACTGGCAGAACTTCATTTTGCGCGGCAGCGTAATAGCTGAACTTCTGCGGATATGGGACGCCGGGCAGATGGGCGAACGCTTCACACATCCAATACTGTTTGCCGGACTTTGCAGCCATGCCGGTACGGAAATTGCCGGTAGTTTCGATTTTCATTTTCATGGACATGTACCTCTTAAAAGCCGAACAATTCGGCAACGCAGGGAGTGCCACGCTCTTGACGATCCAAGAACCATTGGCGTTCGGGCTTGATGCCCTGTTGCTTGCGGCGGTCGAGTTCCGCAAACGTATCGTTCATTTGCTGTTGCAGAACCGGATTCACGAATGCGCGGGCCTGCTGTTGCTGTTGCTGTTGAAGGCGGCGGCGCTGGCCGCTGGTAAGTTGGGTGCCTTGGAAGCTAACAGTGCGAAGGGTCATGCCCTCCCCCGGCTTGCTTTCGATGATCTGGATCATGGGCGGTACTCCAGACGGACCAGATAAAGCGCGATAGCGCCACCGGCGAGAGTGGCCACTAGAGACAGAGTGGCGGCAATCATTTGCGGCTCCGATTAAGGCGACGAGCAATACGCTGTGCCTTTCGAAGAGCCTTGCGAAGCCGGTTTGCGCGGTAATGCTTGCCGCGAGCAGGATGCGTCCAGTAGCGAGCAATTACGCCAACGCCCTGGATCAGTTGAAACATCATGCCGCCACCTGCAAATGGTTAGCGCGCTGGTACCAGCTCGGAATCGGCAGGACGGTGCACTTGGTGATTTCGCGGGCCTGACGGACGAAGACCGGCGCGAAGCGCGAGGTATCGCAGGCGTTGCGAATGTTGATGCCGATGCGGTTTAGACGGGCTGCGTGGGTCTCGAATGCACGCTGAGAGACGTTGTGAGGCTGACCATGCATCCAAAGCAGCGCGTGGGATGCGGTGGCGTTTGCGGAGGCGCGACCCTTGCAGATGCCCTCCTCTATCAGCTTGTCTGCAATGCTCATCATGTCCATAGCGGTAACCTTTAGCCGGTCATCAATCTGTAAAAACTCGTCGTGGAGTTCGGCATAACGCCTTTCGTCGAAGAGACCCCAGTAACTGAGGTGGTGACGCTGGAGAAACTCGTTTTTCAGCTCCTGCTCCATGCGAACAACGCCGTTTTGAGCGCAGAAATTGCGCACGCGCTGGACGTAAAGAAATTCAGAAGACTGGTCGCCGTAGAGGCGTTTGATTTTCGGGAGCAGGTTGGCGTCCATTTCGAAAGCCTTGTCGTAGGCTTTGCGGTATTGGAGGCGTCCGCCCTTGCCGTTGCCCTTGGGGGTCCAAGTGACTGTCCGGCCATTGGGGTAAAGGAACCCGATTGAGTGACCTATGCGCTGGCTAGAAATGCCACGCAGGTAAGCCAGGGCGTTGCCATCACCTACTGAGACGTTCGTTGTGAGGTCGATTCGCTCAATCTTCGCGCCATCCGCGAGAACATCGCCTGCCTTAGAACCAGACTGGCCCTGACGCACATCAACGCGTGTGCAACGGGTGAAAGCTGGAAGCCCGTACTCGCGCAGTAGTGCGTTGTAAACCGAGATGCACTGCTCAACCGTTGTAAAACCAAAGAGATTGTCAAGGCGCCCTACTCTGCTTGGATTGCCCTCGACACGCACTTTGCGGCCCTGGACGTGGATGGTGACGGAGGTCGAATAGCTGGATTCATGCTTGAACCGCGGCTGGCGAGTGCTGAGAACCTCATTGGTGTTCGCGTCAATCGTGAGCGTGAAAACGTCGCAAACGACCGGCAGGTCGTGCGAATGCTCCTGAGAAACGGTCAACCAATCGATAAACATCATGATTCCCTGTCAATACCGGAATAGCGGCACCTGAATGCCGGTATGCTAACCACGGAGCATTACGACATGCAAGCATTAATGTACCGGAATAACGGAACTGTACAGGTGGACAGTATTTACGATCACGGCATGATGAAAAGCCAGAGCGACAGAACCATGACGCTAAGCGAGAACCTGAAGAAGTTCAGGGCGGCCCGTGGCCTCACTCAGCCCCAGGTCTGGGGGCCGGCAGGCATTGCGAAATCAAGCTACACCTCATACGAGGCGGGCACGCAGATGCCATCAGCCGACAAGATCGTTGAGCTAGCGCGGGTTCTGGGTGTGACAACAGACGAGCTGTTGCTTGATGAGTCGGAAATGACGGTATCCGAGGACTTGAGGCCCATCTTAAAGCGATTCGACGCCCTGCCCTCGGCGATCAGGAATCAGGCACGCATTGCACTGAAAGGCGTCCTGTTCGGTTTTGAGCAGGAAGCAATCAAGTGATGACATGGGCACTTGTGCTGACGCTGTATGTTAGCGAGTCTGCCGAAGAGGCAAAGAAAAGCGCGCAAGTATTTGATTTTAAAGGCTTTTCTACAGAGGCTGATTGCGAGAAAGCAGGCGAGGCAGCAGCTGACATATTCATGCTTGGCTCAGGCGCTCCAGACTCGATCATGGTCGAGTGCAAAAGGGGATAAACCGAAGAACTCTTCGGTAAAGTGGGGGTGTAACAGCACCCCCACGCCGCCGAGACCGAAAAGCAATCGAAAAGCAAAAGCTCTGGACATTGAAATGTCCCGCTCGCCCGGGGGGACCCGGGGGCCGCGAGGCCCAAACAGACTCGCTTCGCTCCCTAGTTTTACGACACCCCAGCAACTAGCTGCGCGGTTGCAGTGCAGACGCAGACTAAGTGCCACTGAACAGGTAAAGCGTTGCTTAACGCTCCCGAATTACCATGACCTGACCAAATGAGATGCTAAGAGTCCTGGGAGAGTGCAAGGCGTTGCCGGACGCCGCCGAGGTAGCCGCTTTGGGTTAATCAGCACGCGCATGGAGTTTTGAGGGGGACAGCAGGACGGGGACGCGAAAGAGCCTCCAGGGGGCCGCTTAGGCCGCTGGGGGCTTTTTTGTGGGTCGATGGTTGGGGCCGCTGCGCGGGTGTCGTCGCATTGGCCAAGGGGTCAACTAGAGGTCGTGCCGGCGACTAATATGCCGCAAGCGGCATGGTCGGGGTTTAATTATGGTAACGTTACTATATCTATCAGAGCGTATCGACTGATAGCGACATACAATTAGATCATTTATGGTAACGTTACTATAATTACACCACAGACAACGAAACGGAGTAAACACCATGAGAAACGGAGCCTGGGATCAAGTAGCGCTCACCATCGAGCATGCACGTCAAGAGGGCTACAGCTCCGGTCTTTATCGAATCCAATTCGATTACGTTTGTGAGTTCTGGGTTGAGTGGAATTTCGGCCTTCCTCACATCGGTTACAAAGACCTCAACACCGGCGAAATTTTCCATGACGTTACCGCATCGGCCCTGGTTCGTTTTCTGGAGTCCTGCGAATGAAAGACCCACACGACAAAGCCACCCGCGATTTGATCGACAAACCTCGCCGTGGCCGTCCACCAACTGGTAAAGCGATGACGCCGGCCGAGAAGCAACGCGCATACCGTGAGAGGCTGAAAGCGCAGCAAGGGGGAAAGCCTGGGACGATCTATACAAAAGAAGAAGCACAGGAAGCGGTCAGGATCTACCAGGAGGAAATTGTACGGCTGACAGACGAGCTAAATGCAGCGCTCAACAGAGCAGAAAAAGCAGAGAGGTCGATTAAAGGTAACGTGACAAAAAAAGCAGATGCCGTATTCGTACTGCAAACAAAAAACGGCAATGAATGGGCGGACTCTGAAATCTGCTACTTCTCAACCATGCGAAAAGCAGAAAACGCACTGGAGAGCCTGGGAGAAGAAGGCAAAAACAAGGAAATGTGGCGGATACGCCAAAGGCAGTTTCTGTAACGTTACTATAAATCAATGATGACTCTACAGGCTTGCTGTAGAGCATCTAAACGCTGATCAAAATCGGACTCTTCGGCATCGAGCTGATCGATCCGTTTTCGCAACTGCCGGACCTCGGCAACAAGGCGCGGATAGTCATCGAGAAGCCACGAAACAGCGTCAGCACCCTTGCGTCCAGGTGCGAAGAGTTCGGCGGTTTTGATGAGGCGAGTTTCGAGGTCGAGGGCGCAGCGCATAATCTACATTACATTCAATTCGGCGCGGAACGTGCCAGCATCCGCACCGAACTGAACGTAACGTCGCCAATTATGCGCACTACGTTAGTGCTTTTATGCTATCGTCCCTCTCATGGGTTTTGAGGTGCTTATTACTAAATATGGACATGCTGCACGCAATGCTCGTCTTTGTACGGGTCGTGGATGCTGGGAGTTTTACTGCTGCTGCACGGCAATCACAAACTTCCACCGCTCAGGTTTCCCGCTTGGTATCGGAGCTAGAGAGTCGATTGCAGGCTCGTCTGTTGCACCGCACCACACGCCGCTTGGCGTTGACCGAGGCTGGCGAAGGCTTTTTGGCGCAGTGCCGGCAGATTCTCGACCAGCTGGATTATGCCTGTGCACAAGCCAGCTGCGCGCATCTGACGCCACGGGGCAATTTGCGGGTGCATGCATTGACGGGACTCGGCATCCAACTGCTGCCGGACGCTACGGCGAGCAGTATCCAGAGGTGAATATGGAGCTGGTGCTGTCGCAGCGTCAGCCCGATTTGCTGGAAAACAATCTCGACGTGCTCATTACCCTGTCTCAGGGTCTTCCCGACTCTGATTTGATTGCGCAGCCTCTCGGCACAGTATTTCCGGTCGTATGTGCGGCGCCGCTGTATCTCAAGCGGCATGGGATACCAGAGAGTCCTGCAGACCTGCAGGCACATCGCTGCCTGCATCTGGTTGATCCTGCATTCACGGATACCTGGCATTTTCTGGATGACAAGGCTCCGAATGCTGTAAATGAGCACGTTATCATCCCGAGGGAAACCTTCACGGTGAATGTTGCCGAAGCAATGAGCAGTGCTGCCGAGGCTGGCATGGGCATATGTCTTCTGCCTGACTACGTCGCTGCAACCGCTTTACGGCGAGGGTCTCTGGTTCGGCTATTGCCACACTTTCGACTGCAGCAGAAGATGCTCTATGCGCTCTACCCGTCCAGGCGTTTCCTTGATGCCAAGGTCAGAACCTGGGTGGAATTTCTCCGACAGCATTTGCCACAAACGCTGTCAGATAACCAACAGATTGTGCAGAACCCAGAGTACTGGGCGGCAGAAAGGGTCTGA